TAATATGGGTCACGAGATTTTCCGCCGCTGGTATATCGATGGTAGATTGTTCTATCATGTCGTTATTGACGAAGGTATGCCTAATGCTGGTATCCAAGAGGTCAAGTATATTGACCCACGCCGTATTCGTAAGATTAGAGAGATTCAAAAGACTCGTGATCCTAATACTGGTGTAGAACTAATTAAAAGACAAATTGAGTATTACCTTTATAACGAAAAGGGAATGATTGGCGCAGGCACCAATCTAGGTGCAAAGATCGCCGTTGATTCTGTCGTTAATATCAATTCAGGTATCATGGATCCAAAGCAGACCATGGTGCTTTCATATCTACACAAAGCAATCAAGCCATTCAACAATCTAAGAATGGTTGAAGATGCTACAGTTATCTATCGTCTATCTCGTGCACCAGAGCGCCGTGTATTCTATATCGACGTTGGTAACATGCCTACAGTTAAAGCGGAACAGTATGTCCGTGATATCATGGTCAAGTATCGTAACAAGCTAGTATATGATTCCAATACTGGTGAAATTAAAGACGACCGCAAACACCTATCAATGCTTGAGGACTTCTGGCTACCACGCCGTGAAGGTTCTAAAGGCACAGAAATCTCTACACTAGAAGGTGCTCGTAACCTTGGTGAACTAGAGGACGTTAAGTATTTCCAAACCAAGCTATACAAGTCACTTGGTATTCCAATCTCAAGACTAGAACAGAACCAAGGCTTCTCACTAGGTCGCACAACCGAGATTACTCGTGACGAACTAAAGTTTAACAAGTTCGTTACTAGACTCCGTAATAAGTTCTCTACACTATTTGATGATCTTCTAAGAGTTCAACTTGTTCTAAAGAAGGTTTGTACCGAAGAAGAATGGAATGAAATCAAAGAAGATATCTGGTATGACTATAAGAAAGATAATAACTTTGATGAACTAAAAGAGGCGGAACTACTTAATACCCGTCTTGATACACTAATCAAAGTTGATCCTTTCATTGGTCGTTACTATTCTATCTTGTGGGTCCGTAAGAACATTCTCCAGCAGACAGACGAGGACATTGAGGAAATCAATGCTCAGATGGAACAAGAGAATGCCATACTAGCACAGCAACAACAAATGCAGATGCAAGCCGATGCCGAGTCACAAGCAATGCAGCAGCAACAAGATATGCAGAATCAGATCCAGTTTAATGCACAGCAGCAGATTGCCCAGGCTCATGTCCAGAAGGAAGTTGATAGTATCAATCCTGAGGCTGCCAATAAAGAAATGGTAAACAAAGGACATGAAGCAACTATGATGGATAAAAAGATTGAACTTGAACGTATCAAGTCATCTAAGAAGCCAGCCGCAACCGCTAAGAAGCCTGCACCTAAAAAGAAATCTGTAGTTAAAGAAGCTAAAGAACTAGGCTTAATCTATGTTGGTTCTAATCGTTACGCCAATACAGAGGGTGATGTTACTCACCTGAATGAAGATGGTGTTTTGGTTCCTATTAACTAAATAATACAAGGGTATTTGAATTGTCACTCAAAAGTGTTAAAACATTAACAGCGGCACAGATTGCTAAGAAGTGGAATCTATCACTTGATACGGTTAAACAACTTATCGATGCAGGTGCTAAGGTTGAGAAAGAACACACAGGTAGTTTAAAAGACGCCAAAGAAATTGCAAGAGATCATCTATCTGAAAGACCAGATTACTATAAGAAACTGTCTAAGGTAGAGAAGTCTAAGATATCAGAAAGTATCAGCACATCTGGTGTTAGAGGTTTAGGTAACGTTAGCGGTGATCCTGCTGTCATCAATTATGTGCAGCAATATATCAATAACAACTCTATGTCATACCAAGATGAAAACGGTAACAAGTTAAAGTGGATGAAGAAGCATCATAAAGGCCACGAGCATAACAAAGTTGGCTTTGATGAGTTTAATCCTACAAAACTAAAAGAAGGTATCTCTGCTGGTCCTGAAAGAGAAGCAGACTACAGTATTGGTGATTCAACTGGTAATACTAGAAGATTGCCTAAGATAGACGAAGGTGAAAGACTAAAGAAAGCTAAGCGAGTAGCTATGGCGGGTATGACTGCTGCTAACATATATACCATGGGTGATGTTATGAGCAAAGCATCTTCTGGTCATGGCTCACCCAAAGGAGATGTTGTTAGAATGGCAACTACACTACCAGGTGCCGCAGGTTGGGGTGCTACAGGTGTTCATTATGCCAAGAAAGCATACGACTTTGTTAAAGGAAAAAAGATGAACGAAGAAAAGAACGACCTTAAAGACGCCTGCTGGAAAGGTTATACTGCCAAAGGTCTAAAGAAAAAAGGCGGTAAGATGGTTCCTAACTGTGTTCCTGTTGAGGAAGGTTGGGCATCAATCGGTCATCCATATGATCGCTTTGGTGATGTTAGTCGTAGAGCAAAGTTCTATGGTAAGAAGCCTAAGCCAACTACCACAAAGAACGATGACAAAGATGATACCTATAAGGATTCAAAGCAGGGTGGTGCTAACGTAAATAAGGTTAAACCTGTTAAGAGTGAGGCTTGGATGCCTTACTTCACACCACATCATAAGCATTCTGCTCGTTTGAATAAAGAAAAGTCAAACAAGCCAGATATCATTGTCGATCCCGGTGGTAAAAAGGGACAAACGGTTTATGAAAACCTAAAAAAGGAAACTAAAATGGATACCAAAGAACACATTAATGAGGCTCTTGACAATATCCTTGAGAACAATCTTTCAGAAATGAAAGAGCATCTTCTTGCCGCTCTCCAAGAAAAGGCTATGGAAAAACTTGAGGAGAAGAAGAAGGATATTGCTGCTAACTACTTTGCACAGTAAGGATTAGATCATGAAAACACTCAAGCAACTAAGAGAAGAATATGATATTGCTTTACCTCAGGCATCTCCTGAGGATTTAGTGCTTGAGGATGTTTCTAAACCTAAGAGTGAGATTAAGTCACTATCAGATGTACCTTCACAGACAGCAATGCCTAATCTGCTAATGTTTAGACGCATTACTTATAGAAGATATCCTGGTAATCAGACTGTCGCTCTATACTATTCTAAGACAGTTGATAAGTATCTTTCTGTGCCATTTGGTCCTAAGGGTAATATAAACCTAAATGAAGCCTCTGTATATGATTCTATGGAAGAACTAGATTTGTATGAAGGTGCAAAGTGGGAAGCTGTTAAGGGTGGTCTAAAAGGTGCTGCACATGGAGCACTAAGAGGCGCTGCTAAAGGCAATGCTATTGCAGCCGAGCCTGGTATGGCTATCGGTGCAGTCGTTGGTGCAGCCCACGGTGCTTATAAGGGTGCCAAGACAGCATATAATAAAGCACAAGATATGGAAGAAGATTGGCAGGATGTCAATCGTAAAGATAAAACAGACGGTCTATCACAGAAGGCAGTCAATGTCTATCGTCGTGAGAACCCAGGTTCGAAACTAAAGACTGCTGTTACAGAAAAGAATCCTACAGGTAAGAGAGCATCACGCCGTAAGTCATTCTGCTCACGCATGGGTGGAATGAAAAAGCGTTTGACCTCTGCTAAGAATGCAAGAGATCCTGATTCACCAATCAATAAGGCACTACGCCGCTGGAACTGCGAGGAAGACTTTAAGTTGAAACTTGCAGAGAAGCGTATGGAAGAAGGTGTTATCGGTGATACCATTGAAAAGGGTAGAAAGTGGGCTCAAGATAAAGTAAAAGATTCCGCTACATTCAAAGCAGCACAAGAACTAGGACATAATCTACCTGGTTATGGTAATGTTAAAGCCGCCAAAGAGAAGTGGTCCAAGGGTGATACTTGGGGTGCTGCTAAAGAAGCTGGTAAGAGTGTAGCTAAAGCTGCTGCTACAGGTGCTGCCGTTGCAGGCGTTGGTGGTGTAGCAAGAGCCGCACTAAGTGGTGCCGCTAGATTAGTTGCTGGAGCCGCTGCTGCTAAAGCCGCTACGGGTGGAGATAACAAACCATCAAGTCAAGATACAGGCACAAGAATTTCTACCGATAACATTCAAAAGAGACACATCACAACCAAGTCACCAACATTTGATAGAGGTGATTCTGCTATTGACAAATCAAGACAGAAAACTCTACTAAGAAAAGATGCAGAGGCTTCAAGCAAAAAGCAAGTCTCAGAGAACAAGATATCCGACCTTCGTCAGATGGTAAATGAAGGTTCTCACCGTCTTGATATGAAAATCAACGGAAGACCAGTTCATATAAATACCAGTATGGCTAAAAGAATCCTTGAAGTTTATGATTCGGTCAATACTAAGAACAAGAAGATTGTTGAAAGTATGCTAAACGAGGACCTTGAATCCTTCAAGAAACTACTAAACTTTTCAATAAAGGCATAATAGATGGCAAACGGCATTAACGAACACAAACTGATTGATAACAATCGTAGAGCATTAGTCAAGTATGTTGCAACTGTAGATTCTGCGGCTGCTAACGTTGTTCTACTAGATGTATCGTCATTGGCATATTCTTTGAATACCAATGGTAAGATCATGTCATCTAATACTGATATCAAATCTCTTTACAGAACACAGATCAAAAGAATTTGGGGACATGGTCACTATAAATCTGGTGGCTATACTTCACTTAGATGGGGTGGTACAAATACTGAAATCTGTCATGTAGGGACAGGTCAATTCGATTTTAACTTTGATGCCGAAGGTATGACTGGTGCCATTCCTGCTAACACCGCCGGTACTGGTGATATTGTTTACTCAACAACTGGTGTTGCTGCTGGTGATGTATTCACACTATTCATTGAACTAAAGAAAGACGGTCGTGATTATGATCAGGGCCAAACAGCCGACTCCGCAGCCTTCAACCCAAAGAGACTAGCATAATGTCACATCTTATCGAAAGCATCCTAGACAAAAACTACGTTGTAGCTGAAAGTCATCTTAACGAAAAACTAAACTCTATTATGGAAAAGAAGCTATACGAAAAGAAGCGTATGGTTGCTGCCCAAATGGATGAAGTGATGGGTGGAAAAGATCCTGCTACTCTTAGATCCCAAGGTTATCGTAGAGCCATTGATGTTCTTGGTTTAAGTCCTTATGATAAAGCAAAGGAAGCTGCTAAGAAAAGAGCCGAAGCAAGATCAAAAAAATCAAATCAACCAAAACAGACCGAAACTAAACCTAAGGCAGCAGAAACAAGTGCCGCTCCAGAGGTTAAAATTGAACCAGATGAAGTGAAAAAGAAAGAAACACCAAAAAAGCCTGAGTATAAAAGACCAGGCATGTTGAGAAGAAACATCAACACATTACAAGGTCGTGAACCAGGTTATGTAGCACCAAAAGATGAAAAAGATATGCAGAGAGGTGGTAAAGTAGGTAAAGCTGCTCGTGCCGTTCTAACAGGGTTAAGTGGCTACGGCTCTATGGCCGAATAGTCAAGGAATTAAAAAGGATAAATAAGTCTATGAAACTTATTAGAGAAGATATACAAGACATTCATTACCTCGTAGAGGATAACGGTAAGGGTGGTAAGAACCACTTCATTACTGGTATCTTCATGCAGGCAGAAAAGCAGAACCGTAACGGTCGTGTTTATCCTATGTCAGTTCTTTCTAAAGAGGCTGACAGATATAACCGTGAATACGTTTCAAAAGGCAGAGCGTTTGGTGAACTAGGTCATCCTGAGAACCCTCAAATCAACCTAGATCGTGTATCCCACATGATTACATCATTACATCCTGACGGGACAAATTTTATTGGTAAAGCAAAGATTTTAGATACTCCTAACGGAAAGATAGTTAAGAGTCTACTAGATGGCGGTGCAAGTCTTGGTGTGTCAACAAGAGGCGTAGGGTCTCTCCGTTCGCACAATGGTTATCAGCAAGTCCAAGACGACTATAAGTTAGCTACAGCGGCAGACATTGTAGCAGACCCTAGCGCACCTGACGCATTTGTGCAAGGCATCATGGAAGGTAAAGAGTGGATTTTTGAGAATGGTAAGTGGAAAGAGCAAGAGTATTATCGTGCTAAGAAACTTATAAGTGAAGCATCACGTAATGATATTGAAGAAGTTGCCTTGAAGATTTTTGAAAACTATATTTCAAAACTTTGAAATTGCTAAATAAGGAAAAGGAGTATCCATAACATGGCATCACTAACAGAAACAGCAAAGGCTGTTTTGCAGGGAAAGGTTTTGGAAGAGGGTGCTTATCCTGAGGTTTCCCCAGGTAAGATTTCTAACCCTAATCCAGTTGACCCATCTACTGCATCAACAGGCAATGCTAAGACACTAAAGCCAAGTTCTAAGTCTGTCGAAGGCAGACATACGAACCCAGGCGCTGCCGATCCTAAGTCACTCGGTAAAGAGGAAGACCTAGGCGGCCAGACCCCAACATCACTTCCAACTGAAAATCTAGGTGCTAAGGCTTCTGGTTCAAAGGACACATCAAAGTCTGCAAAGGCTTCTGTTGCTGCCGAACCAACTAAGAAACTAGCTGCCGAAGAAATGGAACAGGACGGTGAAGTATTCTCAGAAGAGGAAAAGGTTTCTCTTGCAGAACGTCTAAAGGCTCTTAAAGAAGCCCGTAAGTCCAAGGAAGACGATAAGTCTGAAAAGGAAGACGAGAAGGACGAAGATGAGAAGCACGAAGGCAAGTCCGAAAAGTGCGATGAGGAAGTTGCTATTTCAGAAGAACTAGAAGATTTCATTGCAGAAGCAATTGAAGCTGGTCTTTCAGAAGAAGAAATCCTTGCTGCTATCGACGAGAACTTTGAGTTCGTAACCGAAGAAGCAGAAGAAGAAACTGTAGCAGAAGCCCTAGAGACTTATGAAGTCGATATGGCAGAGCATGTTGATGCCCTCCTAGCAGGTGAAAACCTATCAGAGGAGTTTCATGCTAAGGCTACCACAATCTTTGAAGCCGCTGTAAAAGCAAAGCTAGAAGAAGAAGTCGCTCTACTAGAACAGGCTTATGCCGAAACTCTAGAGGAGAGAGTCAACGAGATCATGGAAGAACTTGCTTCCAACGTTGATGACTATCTAAACTATGTTGTTGAACAGTGGATTGAAGAAAATGAAGTTGCTGTTGAGTCTGCACTCCGTTCAGAACTAACAGAAGATTTCATTGGTGGTCTACGTGCCCTATTCGCAGAACATTATATCGATGTTCCAGAAGATTCAGTCAATGTAGTTGAGGAACTATCTTCAACAGTTGAGGAACTAGAAACAAAACTTAATGAAGAAATTCAGCGTAACGTTGAACTTACCGGTGTTATTGCAGAAGCCCGCAAGGCAGAACTAATCGGTACAGTTTGCGAAGGTCTAACTGGCGTTCAGGCAGAGAAGCTATCTTCTCTACTAGAAAACGTTGCTTATACCAGCGATGAAGAATTTATCGATAAAATCGAAACTCTTAGAGAGAACTATTTCCCAGTAGCAGTTAAGAACGATTCAGTTCTTGACAAGGTAGAAGTTTCAGCAGACCCACAGGCCCTAACTGAAGGTAACCTAAACGGTCCAATGGCAAACTACGTTAAAGCTATTGGCAAGAGCCTCCCAAGATAATTTAACTTTAGTTAAGAAAGAAGGAAACTAAAATGTATCTTACAGAAAACCTAGAGTCAAAGTGGTCCCCAGTTCTGGACCATGATGGTCTCAATCCAATTAAGGACTCTTATCGTCGTGCTGTTACAGCCGTCGTTCTAGAGAACCAAGAAAAGGCAATGGCTGAGGAGTCACGCACTCTTAACGAAGCTGCCCCAACTAACGCTGGTGGTGGTCTCGGTGCTGGTACAGCAATTGGTTCATACGACCCAATTCTTATCTCACTAGTTCGCCGTGCGCTTCCAAACCTAATCGCATACGATGTCTGCGGCGTTCAGCCAATGACAGGTCCAACCGGCCTAATCTTCGCTATGCGCTCACGTTATAAGGCACAGCAGGCACAGGGTGCAGGTACAACCGACGAAGCACTATTCTTCGAAGCAAATACCGCATTCTCATCAAAGAACGCTGCTGGTAACACCGGTGGTGCTGCTGGTACAGAATGGGCAAACACCTC